CCTTCGCCTATAGCTATGTTCAGTCTGCCAAAGCCTACGGCATTATTTCCAGGTGTAATATTTAGCTCAGGGTTTATAAGTTCTATGGGATTAGTGTTATTTGAATCAGTATGATAAACATTTACAACACCAGCACGGAAATTACCAGAATTGGTGCCTGGTAATCTAAACGCAGTTCCTATAGCAAGCATTCCATCAGCAGCCGCAATTGAGTATTTCCCGAAACCAGAGCCAAAGCTGTCAGTGGTGAGACCAGCAGGTACCTGAATAGTTCTAGTTAAAGCACCAGTATTGGCGTCAAACTCAAAAACATAACGTGTACTGGCCCCGCCACTTTCATGCCCAGCGTAAAGCTTTCCATTACTAACGGCTATCGGGGTTCTTCCAAAATAGGCATTTTGTACTAGAATCACACCTGGGCAGGAAATTTCGTAAAGCAAAACTCCTTCCAAATCATAAACATATATTCTGCCGTAACTATTAGAACCATATCCTGGAGCGCCTATGAATATTTTTCCTTCAGCAATTGTTATATTATTCCAACCGTCACCAAAACGCAAACTTGAAGCAGTTTGACCGGAAGCAGGATTATTAATAGTAAACTTATAAGCTTGAGAAACATTCAATCCTTGACTTTCTGTTGCCACTTCAGCATCATATACATGAATATTATAGTCGTCACCGACTGTTGCAATTAAACCATGTCCTGTTGCCACGCAGAAGCCAAAGACTTCGAAAGTAGTTGAAGGAGGGTTATCTAAATATACAGCATCTCGGCTATAAAGAGAAGCTGACGTTCTGGGAGTAAGAGCATTATTTAAGTTGTAATTAGAATTTGCCATATTTGCATTAAAGGGCAGACCAGGCACACTTCCAGATCCATACAACGAAGGTTTGCCGTCTGAAGTTGACAAGAAAGTTTCTCCTTCATGTCTCCCATTGTCGCTTGGACTGATTTTTAAAACCATTTTGTTTCCTTGAATGCATATTACATTGTTATTTATACTCTCCGTTCAATATCATCTTCTGATAGGGTGTCTCCCATCCATACTTCAATTACTTTAACGGGTCGGTTACCTACGTTTTTAGCAAGGTGCCATGTCTGGGCAGGAATATCAATGCTATCACCGGTTTTATATACTTTTGAAGTTTTATAACCATTTACAAATTCTAAATTCATTTCAAGTTCTCCATCAACTATATGCCAATGTTCTGAACGAACAAAATGTCGTTGGTCACTTAATGATTTATTAATATCAATGGACAATTCTTTAACTTGCCAATGGCCATTATTATCAAGATTTCTATACTTGCCCCATAGTCTTTGCACCTCAGGCTTATCCCAATTTTCAAGCAACCACGATGAACTGTTCTTTTTATCATTACCACCAACACCAAACACAAAAGTAATATCGCATTCGTCTTTGAGTTGACGTGCATATTCTACCTCAGGTGTCGTGCCCTTTTGACGATCCCCACCATTAGCAAATATAATTTTTGAGTTTTTAGGAAACGTATCTTTGATATGCCTAATAGCTTCACAGGCATGATTTTCGGCATCGTCAAATTCAAATACACCACCGACACATTTAATTTCTTTAACAATGGCAGATCGTTCAGACATAGGCATAAATGGTCTGCCTTTTTTACGAGCTAACCATTCATCAGAGTTTAAACCAACCATAAGAATATCACCGAGTTCTTTTGCGGCTTTAAAATATTCGATGTGGCCTGAGTGAAGTGGATCAAATCCACCAGTTACTATAACTACTTTCATATCAATCTCCTTACATTTCCATAAAGCCGTGCATCATATAATTCCAAATAAAATTAACTTTTTTGTTTGTTTTGAATTCTTTTTTAATACAATTTGGATGCACCCACCAATCCTCATAATTTTGCTTTTCGTCCGTTGCAACATTAGGAACACATAATATATAACCTTTTTCAGATAACAACTTTCTAGATCGCTTCATAAAATCTTCACCCCACCAACAGGCGTTATGCTGAAACTGTATTATATTAAATTCGTGCTTATCAAAAGGTATTGCACTTAAAGCATTAAGTGATTGTGATTCCGCATTAATCCTTAAAAAATCTATATATTCTTCAAGACAATGTGATCTGAATAAATCTTCATAATTTAATGAGCCTGCATCAGCCATCAATATTGTGCTATTTCTTTTCCTAGAATGTTCATAACAAAACTTTTCTTGTATTTCAACCGATAATCCAGACCAACCAAAATCTTTTTCTAGCAGATACGTGGCATTCTGAACTATAGGATCTCCCGATCCTAGTTCCACAAAAGTACCATTTGTTTTTCCATCTAGCACAGACAGTACAAATAGGTCTTGAAAATGCCTAGCATAGTTCTGGGTAATACCCATAGAGCCTCTGAACTGATGCCTAAGCATGCTATAGTCGTTACTATTGTATGTTATAGTAGAAGGATATCCTATATTATCTATATCCTTAGAAAGTAAGTCATAAATTTCTTTATTAAGTTTTGATTTAAATTTTAAGTCAAATAGTAATTTTTTACCTACATCTGTACCATTGTCTTTCCATTCTGCTCGAGCATGTAGCCATTCCAGTCCTTCTTTTCCTGGGTAATCAACTCCAATATCTTCCGAATGGTGGGTAAATTGTAATCCTATACTAGTCAACATATACGAAGGCCGCCATTCATCTCTATCTTGGTGCCACTTTGAAAGAAAGTAATATGCTTCAGGTCGAGTAGGAAGTACTTTAATTGCGTTGTGCATTATTGAAATTACACTTTGAAATCTATTTCCTTCTCGCAAATATATATTTGCAAGTTTTATATTTGCTTTGTACTGAAGTATTTTATCTGTGTATTCATTATCTGCTGCTCTAAGATAGAATGTTGCTGCTGCAGCACCTTGCTCCAAACGGTCATATTCTTCTGCTAACGCATATAGTTTTTGTGGATTTTTGCCGTCTAATACTACATCATTTAAAAGAGATTCAATCATAATTTATCCTTTGCTACAAAATCAAAAAATATTTTTTGTGGCATTTTTAATACATAAGATGCATTATCTACTAGGCCAAATGATATTAAAATATTATCATCAATAAATGCAATTCCGGTTGCAAATTCAATTACATAATTATTATTGGTAACAGCATCATAATGTGCACCCATAAAATAGAAATCCTTTGAAGCATGGATAATATTCCAATCGTTATCCCAGACTATTACACGATGTCTATAATCACCATCTTTTCTACCGAAGGAATCTCTGTGAAGTGTGGTCTCGTGAGTAATACACATTCTTTGATTTTCGTTGATGCGGATGACCTGTGTGCCTCCTCGAAGATCTCTGGGGAAAGAATATTTCTTTTCCTTATCAAGATGAGCAGTTTCACAGGTCCCATCAGTAATATTAAATTTTGCTACCTGTGTTGGGTTTGTCCATTTTACAAAATGCCATGGTTCATCAAGTACTGGCATCCAATTCTTTTCACAGTATGAAGCATCACCGTCTGGTGCTGGAATTGGATTACGAGAAATTTCAGTCCATATGCCGTCGACTAATTCGATCTCGCACATTTCCATTCTACCCTTGCCTTTATCGTCATAGCAATCTCTTCGGACCCCACATAGAAACATCCTATTTTCCCAATTGAAAAGTCTGGCGTCTTCTAGGCCTATAAAATTCCAGGTAGGTTTGGTATCTAAAGTCATTTTTACTCTGTGCGAATTGATAACTTTAAGATTGCTATCAAGTTCACACATTACATTATGAGTAGATAATGAAACATCATTTTCTGGATGAATATATACCAAAGGACCCCAGGAATGAGGAAACTGCTTCGTTTCACTATGATAAAGTATATAGTTTATATGGCGAATATTACAATAAAGTTTTTCTTTATGCTGGAAAATCGAGGGATTCATAATCCCAGTTTCATTTCCTAATGTATCTTTAGGAATAATGAGCGGGTGTATTGTTCCTCCCCGCTTTAACGCATATGCTGCTAACCCATTGGATCTCAAATCGTGCATAATAACCTCAATAATTTAAACTTCTAATTTACCAGGGCAAATCAGGTTTTTCAATAACAATTTTTTTCAGATTTCTTTCTAACGCTCTATTTACACCAGCTGTAAAATCAGGAGAATGCGCTGCTTCGATCCAAGATATTAC